TTTCTTCTCTTTTTCGTAGCGGTCTTTGAAAGTTTTAAAATAGTCGTTTGCCGTCTTTGTCAATTCCGCGCCCGCTCGTGAGTAATGGTCGAATAGCCTGTCTTCAAGCTTTGCAAGCTCTCTGTCTGTTAATTTTTCGACATCATACACTATGCTTCACCCTCTCCCGCGTCATCCTCATTTGTCGGCTCGTTTTCGTCACTAAAGAAGTTGTTGACCGCCTCCGTTGCGCGTCCTTTAATTACCTCATCCGCCTCCTCAGGCGTCAAAAACGGGAGCTTTTTTACAACCATTTCGTCCGTGAGATAATTAGCGGCTGTCAAAATCATGTTCGTTGTCTCGCTTTGATTGACTATCTTATTCCAATTCAGTACCGGGTTATCGTCAGTCTCTGCAATTTTTAGTATTTTCTGAATAAAGTCTAAGATATAATACTCAAAGTCCGCGCACTTGTTGTCCTGCGGCTGATATGCGCTCTTGATTTCCTGCGCCGTTTTCGCGCCGTTTGAAAATGCTTTAACATCCAACGCTTGAAAGTCGTCGTAGATGTCGTTTCTTAAAATTTCAAGCATTTTCTCGCGCGCCTGATATGGTACTTCCTGCGTTATTGCCTGCACGTTCGCACCGTCGTCGCCGTCCAACGCTGAGGCTCTCACCGTCTTTAAACGCTGAACAAATCTTGCAAGGTCTACGTCGTCCATCCCGCCTGTATTGTTCAAAATCCAGTAAAGCCCGCTCATATCGTCTATGTTGTTGGCTAATCCGCTCTTGATGAGGTCGTAGCAGTCAATAGATTCCCTTATTCCTATAAGCTCGCTCTCGTGGCTGTCGTTCGCGTATAGCGGAATGATTGGAAGCTCCGAATAGTTCTCATCCATTCGGCTTTCAATCCCGCCGTATTCCGTGGATGTCACGCGGGTCTTATATGCTCTCTTTTCCGTAAGCAGTCGCGCCGCGTCTGAATTGCTCTGTATATATTCCGTATAGCCGTCTGGTTCGTATAATGTTGCTCTGAAAATAATATCACAATTCACGCGCCTAAACCAAAAGCGAACGCCCGCCATCAGTTTAGAATCCGTTTCAGAGTATAGAGGGCAAAAGCCCGGCTCTGCGGGTGTATCGGCGTACCCAAAAACCTCTAAATGGTCTAAATTCCAAAACCCAAAAGCCTTACCGCTTGCCATTGCTCTTTTGGCGGCAGTCTGAACCTTAAAATCAAAGTCCGCCCCCAGCTTTTCTTTATTTTTCGGGTCGCTCAGCGTCACGCCGTTTCCCAAAACATATTGAACCTGCTGAATTACAAGCCTTCTGAAAAAAAGTGTTTTAAGCTTGTAATTTGATGAATAAATGTCGGGCATTTGCCGCCCTGTGACCGTGTAAAGGAATTTCTGGTATTTTTCAATTGTGGTATTGTGCTTATTGTAATAAGCTTCTCCCGTCTGCGCGTCTCTGTATTCCTGCGTCCCTCTGAACGCTTCCACAGCTCTCAGGCAAAACGCCGCCCTCGCGCTCTCATCCGCTCCAATGCTCTGCAAATCTTGAAATGTGTACATTTTTGCTCCTTTCGATTTTGGCTTTAAATCAAAGCATATAAACGCCGCCGCTTTCCTGCGCTCTGTCGCGTTTTACAAGCTTTTTCGTCCTTACAAAATAGCGTAGTGCGTCCATACAGTGGTCGCCCTTCTTTATCGGTTTATCTTCTCCATTATCCGCAGCCTTTTCATCCCACGAATAGCCCTCAATTTCCTTGATTGTATTCTTACATGTCGCCCTTATTATTAACCGCCCGTCTGCAAACATTGTCTGCACGTCGCTTATTCCGTCAATAACGTCATTGTCAGCTTTGTGCACGATATAGTGCCGCTTCCTAAGCTCTGCTATCATAGCCGCCGCAGATGGGTCTATTATTATTTCTTTCGGCTTTGCTCCGTCTAACATCTTGTCTAAATCATCCGCCAACTCCTGCACGGTCTTTTGCTTATTGCTCTCGCGCCCTGAATAAACACTTTCTTGCGATATAATCCACTTGTTTGACCCTCGTATTTGCTTAATTAAAAGCCACACGTTCGGGTTTTGAATGCCGAAGTCGGACGATACATATATTGCATCCTCGCATTCGGGTATTTTGTCCGTGACGTGCTTGTCACGGTTGAACATATCGTAAACAAGTCCCTCAGCCGCCACCCACAAGCCCAGAATGTAGCGTTTAAAGAATACCCCGACATATTGCCGCGCGTACCTTGCTTTTATTGCCTCGGATAAGCTCGCGTTGTCGTCCATTGTGAAATGCAAATACAATAAATTCTTTTCTATTGCTTTATCAATCCAATTTACCTTAAACCAATGATGCGGATTTGACGGATTGCAATTGAACCACCATTTTGAGCCTTCAACAGAACAACGCGCCGTTGCCTGATTGACAAAACTCTCAGGCATAAGCGCAACCTCGTCAAAAAATGCACCCGCCGCCGTCATTCCCTGAACGATATCCTGAGAGGCTTCATCTTTGCCGCCAAAAAGATAGAAATAATTCACCTTATCCCCTCGGGTGACTATCAATAAATTGTCGCCCCTTTTTTCCTCGGCGCGCCATCCTTTTCGCTGGTTTATTTGCTTTTTTAAAGTATTAATAACATTACGACGAAGCGAGCCAATTGTCTTGCCCGCCATAATGAAGTCGCAGCCGTTAAAGCTCTCCATCGCCCAGAGAACAAACGAAAATGCCATAGAAACAGTTTTGCCGCTCCTAATCGCGCCGTCTGCAATTATTCCGTCTTTGTCCTTGTACTGTGGAGAAGCCCACCATCTAAATACAGTGTATTGCCTATCACTGATTGCCTTACTCCATTTAAACGCCGCTTTCATCCTCTACCATTCCCATATCATCAACCAATTTGTTGCCGCCTCGGATTGCTTCAATAAGCCCGTCGTCCTCACTTTGTTCGGATGTCGTGTCAATCGGCTTATCCTTCCATTTCTGCGGCTTGTTGTTTTTGAGCGCAAATATTTGGCTGACCGGAACAGGCGGAATGTATCGGCGGGTTATTTTTTTATTCGTTTTTTCGTTTCCGTCCTTGTCAATTTTTATTTCCGTAATCTCCTCGTCTACCCAATAGCCGATGCACGATTTATAAAAAGCTTCCTCGACTTGCTCGATAATTGGGGCGCGCCCTTTTTTTATTGCGTCCGAAAAGTCCGAGAATTTCACAATCCAGTCCTGCAATGTGCTTTTACTTATTCCGATATTCTTAGCAATCTGCGCGTTGCTCAGCCCATCCCGCGCCCACCCTCGTATTCTTGTCAATCCGTCCTCGTCAAGCCAATCGTTATATTTTGGCAAGTAATCACCTACTCTCGTTTATAACCTCATAAATATATTCGTCGTGATAATTTCCATAATTATCCTTGCAAACGTCGTGCAATCTCATGCAATAGCCATTATGCTTCTTGCAGAAATTATCATAACTTCTTTTGACGTGATTATCACCAACAACACGCCACTCTATTCTGTGAAATTGCTGTACTAATTCTTCCATCTTTGCAAATAGGTCACGTCCGACAATCAAATTGCCCTTGTCAAATGAATAAAGTCCGAAGTTGTATGCGCAATCGCCACTATCGGATATTCTATATGCCATATAGCCTATCAATTCATTGTGATAGTCAACAATCGCCCATTGATACAAGTTGTCCTCAATTACTATGTTTGGCAACTCGTGTCCGTGCGCATAGCCTGTGTAGTAGAAATAATCATCTGTGTAAATTTCCTTTGCAAAAGCTTCTTCAATTTGGGCTTTGTAAAGGATTGCTGGAACTAGCATAGTTTCACCCCTTTACTTTTCTCGATATCAATCGTTATCGTGGGCGCGTCCCCAATCATTTCCGCAACCTCATACAGCATAAGCGTATCCATTGCTTCGTGATTTCTGCTGCCGTCCTTGTTGTACTTGTGCATATTCTTCAAGTTGTAATTTTCAAGCAGTGAGTCTGCGTCAATCAACCTCATATTCACACCTCACTATCTTGCGGAAACTGAAAATAAGCTGGTGGCATTTGCACATAATCGCCCTTTATTTCACACCGTTTAAGATAAAGATACTCCTCACGCAACATTTTGATAGCCTTTTCTGCCTTTTCGTCGGTGTCATATTCAGCTATCACTTCGCGGATGTTTAAATTATTGACAGCCGAAACTATAATTTTGTTTCTTTCCCTGTAAACCATAATGTTGTTGTATGGCAAATCCAAATTACCATCTTGCGCTATTATTCTCATTTTTGTCCTCCTTACATTTTACCGCCCTTTTCAGGCTTTGTTATGCAGTTATAGCCTACTTTTTTACCAACGCTTTTAATAAATAGACTTATCCATCCATCAATCACGCGCCTTGAATATCCCAGCTTATTGCCCGCACCTATCGGCGTGTGTGTTTTGTCGAATAGCACCATCTTGACGGCTGCAACCTGTTCTTTCCCGCTTTCGTGGCTGTCAAATTCGTCCAACGTCGCATTTATCGCGTCAACATAGCGTTTTTCTTCATCCGCCATCTTGTCTGTTTTGGCGGCAATCTCAGGATATTTTTTGCACATCTTTTTAACAATTTCATACCAATAGTAGTGCGGTCTGCTCATTTCATTCCTCCCTTTTCAAATTTTGCCGATGTTCATCGTCCGACTTTTTTAATTTTATATCAGGTATTTTCTTCACATCCTTAAGTCCGCTCTCAAAGCCTTCCACGATGTATTCGCCAAGCTTTGCAAGCTCTTTTGCTTTAAAACCTCTCTGCAATTTATTCGCCCTCCCTCAAAAGTTCGTTAAATTTATCAAGCGCTTTTTGCGAGACCTTGTTATTTGCCTTTTCAGGTTTCAGTGCAACACATAAGTGCTTGTCGATAATATGCCCCAGCTCCCGCGCCATTGTCTTGCGCCCTTGTGCTATGCCATCCCTATAGCCTTTGGCGGGTCTGTATTCGTCAATTTGCGCTTTGCCCTCACCCTGTCCGCCTGCGGTCTTATTGCGTAGCTGATAGCCTTTGCGAGCATATGCTTGTATAAAATGCTTCTCCAGCTCGTCAAGCTCACATTCTTTGGCATTATGGACAGCGACAATCCATCCTGTCGGGTTAGTGTCAAGATTTAAAAATCCATGTTTTTTCAGCGACAAGTCAATGTGCTGATAGCCTGTTAAATGCTGTGCAAGTCTTGTTAATACGTGCTTAGCCTGCCCGATATAGGCATAGTTGATTTT